ACATCTGGCGGTATGGAACAATATGCTGCAGGTGGATTTGCCAATAAACCTTCAATTTTTGGTGAAGCTGGCCCAGAGGCAGCAATACCTATTAAGCGAACACCAAGAAGCTTAGCATTACTAGATAGAACTGCTGAGCTACTGGGTGTAAATAAGCAAGGAAATGGATTTAATTTTACATTCAGTCCTTCCTATAGTGGAGGGACTACGCAGGAGGTTAAATCTGAGTTTAGTAGGCAAAAGGAAGAGCTCAGAGAGATGATTGAAGAAATATTGAGAGATGGGGGGAGACCAAGCTTTGGCTAATTATTTTAATTATACAACAATGCGCGGTGATACATTTGATATCCTGGCTCTTGATGCTTATAACGAAGAGTTTAAGGCAGATGTTATCATCAAGGCCAATCCTCAACACTCCGGTGTTATTATTTTTGATGCAGGAGTAGTTCTAAAAATACCTATTATTGAAGAGCAATCATCAGACACATTGCCACCATGGAAGAGGTGATATTTTGCAGATAATATATCAGGGCAAAGACATAAACAATGCAGTTGAAGTAAAGGCTGCAAGTATTACTGATAATGCAGGTGGGATTGCTGACAGTGTGGATATGACCTTTGCTGACACAGAAAAGCTTTGGGGTAAATGGAATCCACATAAGAATGATACTGTACAGCTAAAAAATGATGGCTTTGATTCAGGCATAATGTTTGTTGACGAATTGCAGCAAGAGCGCGGAATATTTACTATACGCGCTCTATCAATTCCACAGGAAGCTAAAACTGAAAAAACTAGGACCTGGGAGAAAGTTAGGTTCCTGGAGCTGGCTCTTGATACTTGCAAAAACAATGGATTTACTTTGCAGACGTTTGGCGTTGAAAATTGGCTGTATGAAAGAGTTGATCAGATAGACATTGCAGACTTTGTTTTTCTGTCACATCGCTGCATGCTCGAAGGGTATGTGCTAAAACTTACTGATCATAAAGCTGTAATATATTCTGAAAAATATTTGGAGTCATTACCATCAGTAAAGACGGTAAACCCTGAAGACGTTGACGGAAAATATAAATACTTTAATACATCTCAAAACATATATCATAGCTGCAGAGTGACGTACGGCAATATGAAGTATGAGTTTACTCCATCCAATGCACCTGCAGGACCTATTTTGAAAGTCAACAATGTACCTGTTTCAAGCTTAGCTGAAGCTGAAAGGTTCTGTAAAAACATACTTAGATATCACAACAAGAATGAAGTTAAATTTAAGTTTGATATTGAAATAGACTCTGGACTTGCTGCAGGTAATATGATTACGATTAAAAACTTTGGTATGCCTGACGGAACTTATTTCGCAAGTAAAGTTATTCAAGATGTGGCGAATAAAAGAACTTTCTTTGTTCTCCGCAAAACTTTGGAGGGATATTGATTATGGCAATAGCAAGTTTCAGTAAAAAAGTCTTTTCAGTAAGTAGTAACAAGATATATACGTTTTCTGGACTTCAATATAGTTCAAACTATTCAACTGAGGATCAAGACGTTGAAGGCAAAAAACCATCAACCTATAAAAAGGGTCCTGGACTTAATGCAATGGATTTTTCAGTAAAGCTAGATGCCTCATTTAAGATCAATCCTAGAAAAGAAATAACCGAATGGGAAAATATTAAGGATGCAGGGATACCATATGTTTTTATTCTTGGGAATAAAGCGTTAGGAAAAAATAAATGGTTGCTTGTTGATGTGAGTGCATCTGATATGAATATCGATAATGCTGGTAATATTTTATTAGCTAATTTGAGTTTAAAGTTTACTGAATACGTAAGAGCTGGTGCAAAGAGTAATAGTGGCAGCCCAAAGACAAAAGCTGCAGGAATAAAAACTCCAGTAGCAGTGGATCCAAATATATTAATGGCAGTAGCCGAAGAAAAAGCTGCAGCAAAAAGAACTAATCCGGGGATGAATTGAGGTGGTATTGTGATATACGAAATAGATACATCTAAAAAAATAATACTTAATTGGGCTGCAAAAGGCGCTGAACGAATATTACAAAATGTTATAAATCTTATAAATACCTGGCAATATGAAATTGCTTACAATCGGACAATGGGACTACAAGCAGGATTACTTGACAAGCCATCAGAGGATGCTGCAGTTGAATTCATATCACAGGTACATAATATAGTTTCTTCCTTTGAACCCAGAGCTGATGTGCAGGAAGTCAATTATACTGATATCGATGAAAATGGAAATATGCAATTTAAGGTGGTGATAGACGTTGAGTGATATTAATTTTGTTGATGTGAATTCGGAATATATGCTAGATGAAATGATATCAGGTTTCGAATCTGTATTAGGAGAAACATTATATCCTGGAGATGAACGAAGAATGTTTCTGCAACAGCTACTTCCTTTATTAGTGGTAACTAAGAGTAGTATAAACGAATCTGCAAAAATGAATCTACTAAAATATGCAACGGGCGTATATCTTGATGCAATGGGAGAAAGAACAGACACACCAAGGTTGCCTGCACATAAATCAAAAACAACTATAAGATTTACTTTGTCTGCAGCACAGACATCTAATGTAATTGTACTTGTTGGTGCGCGAGTTACTCCAGATGGTAAGTTATATTTTGCAACCAAACAAACATTAATAATTGTCGCTGGACAGACTATTGGAGATGTTGCAGCAGAAAGCACAGAGGGCGGACAAATATATAACGGGTTCACTTCTGGACAGATAAAAACATTAGTGGATCCAGTTGCATATGTTTCTAGTGTTTCTAATGTTGATACGAGCTCAGGTGGCGCGGATATCGAGTCAGATGATGATGGCGTTGATGTGTGGAGTGGATATCGTGAGAGAATAAGAGAATCTTTTAATAAAGTAAGCGCAGGAAGTGAGGCAGGATATATATTTTGGGCTAAAACTGCTAACGCTGAAATAACTGACGTTTCAGTTATTTCTCCATCGGCAGGCAATATACAAATTGTTGTGCTTATGAAAGGTGGAAGGATACCCACTCAGGCAGTATTAGATTATGTATTAGCAATATGCACGGATAGTAAAAGAAAAGCACTTACTGATCAGCTTAGCGTAGTTGCTCCTGTTACTGTACCTTATGACATTACATTTACATACTATATTAGCTCATCCATGGCTGCAGATATAAGTAGCATTCAAACAGCTATAACTAAAGCCGTTGATGAGTACATCGTGTGGCAATGTGCTAAATTAGGACAAACTATTAACCCTGACAAGCTGAGGCAATTAGTATTAAATGCAGGTGCCAGTAAGATAACAATTACCGCTCCAGTTGAGACACCCGTTACCTCTAGTCAGGTTGCAATCTCCGGGACTTATACTCCAACATATGGAGGGATTTATTGATGAATTTAAATAACGTTGACCTCTTAAAATTGCAGACTTTATTCATGCAGCAAGATTTAACGACTCAGGCAATATGTGCTGCTCTCAATCAACAATTTGAGAATATAGCCGGTGACATTGGAAAGTGTCTCATATTATCTAACATTAATCTATTGTCTGTAGAACTACTTGATGAACTTGCATATGAGCTGCACGTCGACTGGTATGATTCATCAGCCAGCATTGATGTAAAAAGAGCGCTAATAAAAAATAGTGATAAGGTCCATATGTACCTTGGTACTCCGTATGCGGTAGAACAGGTAGTGTGGGATTATTTTGGAGATGGATATGTAGAAGAGTGGTATCAATATACTGGTGGTGAGCCATACCACTTTAGAGTTGTAACCAGCAATCCATCAGTAACTGGAGAACTTGCTGAGCTATTCGCGTCTGCAATGGATAAAGTTAAGCGAAAAAGTGCAATAATGGATGCTGTAGTTGTGGACTTATCAGCTCAAATGACTGTTTACTATGCAAACAGTCTACACGTAGGAGATTTATATATTTTAGAACAGGTGGTGTGATAAATGAGCTTTAGTCTAATACAAATTACTACAAAAGGTAGGGCCTTATTAGCAAGAGTCCAAACAGGGACAACAATAAACTTTACTCGTATAAAAATGGGTGACGGAGCGATTACAAACCAAGTTATTGAAGATATGACGGATGTAATAAGTCAAAAAGCAGACCTTGGCATAAATGATTTAAAAGTGTTAACTGGTGGAAAGGCCAAAGTTCAATCAGTATTTACAAATCAAGGTCTTTCAACAGGATTTTATTGGAGAGAGATAGCAGTATTCGCTACGGACCCAGATAATAGTTCTGCAGAAATCATGTATTGTTATGGCAATGCCGGAGCATTAGCTGAATATATTCCTGCACAAGGATCTGAAATCCTTGAGAGATTTATAAGTTTGCTTACTATTATTAGTAATGCCAGCAGTGTAACTGCTACAATTGATCAATCATTAGTCTATGTCTCAAAGTTAGATTTTGACGCTCTTATCTCTGTTGTAATATCGGTTGCACAACCATTAAGTCAAAATAAACTTTGGTTGAAATTATTATGATAGTACGAGGCATAGTTTCAACAATAGAGGGCAATAAAGCTAGACTTGTATTGATTGATTATAATGATCTTGTTACAAAGTTTATTACTGTATCCAAAGACATTGATGCAATCGCTATTAATGATATCGTAATAGCTTTTTTTAATGATAAGTATTTTAGTGATGGGGCTATAGTAGCCAGGATAACAGGCAAAGAAAACACAACTGATTATAATGAATTATTAAACAAACCTGTATCCACAATATATGATATTGATGTCGCTGTGGATAACTCCCATGTACATGAAAATAGAAATTTACTAGATACAATAACTCAGACTTTAGTTACAGCTTGGAGCAGTGCATATGTTCATATTTCGGATACTATTAAGCATATTAAATCTACAGAAAGAACTCTGTGGAATACTGTAACTGATAAGGTTGATAAAGTAACTGGAAAGCAACTATCAACCGAAGACTATATAACGAGCGAAAAAACCAAACTTGCAGGAATTGAAACTGGTGCTGAGGTTAATAATATTTCGGACGTAAACGCTGCTCTATTAACAGGCTCAGCAAATATTATACTGCATTATCATTCTACAGATAGAAATAGAGCAAATCACACAGGAATGCAGACAGCTTCTACAATATCTGATTTTGATACAGAGGTGACTAATAATACAGAGGTATCAGCTAATACAGCGTCAAGGCATTCTCACAGCAATAAAAGTATCCTTGATGGTATTATACAAACAGTTGTAGATAGTTGGAATAGTGCTGTAACTCATATTTCTGATAATGTAAAACACATTACTTCAGCAGAAAGAACTCTGTGGAATACTGTAACTGATAAAGTTATAAAGAATGCAGATATAACAGGCTCTACAAAAGCAAAAATAACATATGATTCAAAAGGTTTAGTTACTGGTGGCGCTGATTTAATTGCATCAGATATACCAAATTTATCTTGGAGTAAGATAACCGCTGGGAAACCTACAACTATTAGTGGATACGGAATTACAGATGCTTATACGAAATCAGAGGTAGATAATAAAGTATCTGCTGTATACAAGTATAAAGGTAGTGTCACAACCTATTCTTCTCTGCCTTCTTCTGGACAAGTTGGTGGTGATGTGTATAATGTCACTGATACTGGAATCAATTATGCTTGGGAGGGTACTGTATGGGATGATATTGGTGGAGTCGAAGCACTTGCAACATTAATAAATAACGGCTTAATGACAAAAGAGGATTTTAATAAACTTGCAGGGATCACAACCGGTGCTACTAAAAATGATACAGATGCGAACTTGAGAAATCGTACTAACCATACTGGGACACAAACAGCAAGCACAATTTCAGATTTTGTTGCAACCGTAAGAGGAACAGTTTTATCAGGACTGAGTGTAGTAGCTAATACTGCAATAGTTGCTACTGATACTATACTGGTCGCATTAGGTAAGTTGCAGGCTCAGGTGTCATTAAAAGCGCCATCAGCTAGTCCTACTTTCACCGGCATACCTAATGCACCAACAGCAACAACCGGGACAAACACACAACAGATTGCTACAGCTGCTTTTGTCCAGAGTACGGTATCTCAGCAAATAACAGTAGGAGCAACAAAGCCATTACAAGGGTTTTGGTATAAAACAATTTAAGGAGGCGTTTATTTAATGACAATAAAAAACATACAGATGGTTCCACCAGACAATAATTATGGAGATGTGCTACATCCGGAAACTAATGCAGCAGTAGTAAAAATGACTGGATATGCCGTACCCAGCACAGGTGGGGCTATAGCTCCAACAGATACTGCTAATCAGGCATTAGGTAAATTGGAGAAAAACGCTAGCTCGCATTTTTTGGATTATGTGAGCGTAAAAAGATTTGGAGCAAAGGGAGATGGAATTACAGATGATACTGCATCCATACAGAATGCGATAAGTTATATTAATTCACAAGGTGGAGGTCAACTGTATTTTCCTAAAGGAATATACAGTGTTAGCCAAAGTATCATATTGTATGCCAATATGCAGTTATATGGTGAAGGTAGAAATAATACTATTATTAAACTAAAAAACAATACTAATTTAACTGAAATAATACAACTCACAGAAAAAGACAATGTAACATTAAAAGATTTTACGCTGGATTGTAATTCAAACAACGGAACAACGGGTAACGGAATAACATTTTGGAAGTCTCGCAATAATTTAGTATCTAATATTAAAATCATAAATGCACATACTATTGCACTTAATATGTCTAATGTTGAAGATAGTACAGTTGAAAAGTGTTTCTTAATAGGAACTAAAGTTAATACTGTTGTTTCTTTTAGTAACGATGATATAACTTTTGCCAACGGTAATAACAAAATATTAAATAATACTATTGAAAATGGATATTTAGATGGTATTATCTACAACACTAATAATGGTTTGATTGATGGGAATACCGTAAGAAAAAATGGACTTAATCCAACTGTAACAGCAGGCGGTATTTATTCTAATGGGCATACTGGTTTAACAGTTGTTAACAATACAATATATAGTAATGATGGTAATGGTGTTGATTTGATAAACTGTAATTCCATTACAGTTGGTGATAACAAATGTTACAATAATAATTCTGCTGGTATAATGTTTTCAGGATGTCACGATGGTACTATTGGTATAAATATATGTAAAAATAATGGAATTTCGCCTAGCACTAATCAAGATGATGGAATATCTGTTTCAGATGGCAGCTATGGTATTAGTATTACTGGTAATAGATGTTTTGACGAACAAACAACTAAAACGCAACAATGGGGTATCCAAGTTAGCGGAACTTCCCATGACATTTCTATAACTGGTAATACTTGCAACGGGAATATGAATGCTGAAGGTATAAATGTAAGTTCTACTGGTGCAAATATTATAGTGAATGGAAATATACCATTCACGAAATCTTTTTCAAGTGACGTACCTTTTGATTTTTCATTGGCATCTAATGCTACTATGACACTAGTAAGTGATAACAGTAAGATTACAGTAGTGGAAATCATTGATAAAAATATGGGTGGATATGGAAGATTTTTGTTAAGGGGTTCTAGTAATCTTGTTGCTGGATTAGAAGACCCATACAACCTTTTTGCAATTACTGATACAGGAACAGAAAGTGCGGTTTATTATAATGGAACTGCTTATGTTATTAAAAACAAAAGGGGAGCAACTTCTTATTATTCGTATATGATAACCTTTATTTAGGCACACAAAATTTAAATTGTAATATTATGTATTTCTGATATACTAATAACATATCAAAAGGAGGTACATGTATATGGGAGAACAAAAGAGAGATATATATTGGGATATTATCAAGGGGTTAGGAATAATAGCCATAGTTCTTGGACATATTGCTAGTCCTTATTCATCATTTGTATATTTATATCATCTCTCACTTTTCTTTTTCGTTTCAGGGTTTTTATATAAAGATACTCATTCCATAGATGTATTTAATTATACTAGTAGAAAATTACGTGAATTATATTTACCGTTAATTAAATATGGCGTAGCTTTTATATTACTTCATAATATTTTTATTAAACTTAATATTTATAGTAAAGAAATTGACCCTTCAACATCATATTATAGTTTATCAGATATGTTTTATCGTAGTATAAATGAAATTATAAATGCCAATTCTCTTGAGGGTTTAGCAGGAGCTTTGTGGTTTGTTACACCTTTGTTTGTAGCAATGCTGATATTTTGTATAATTAGAAATTTTGCAATTAAATTTAAATTAAATGATATTAAAAAAGAAATATTCAGCGGCATAATTTGTTTGTTATTAAGTTTACTAGGATTAAAATGTTTTATTAATCATATTCAATTAACATGGAGAACCGATATAGCACTAGTAGTTATGCCAATAGTTTTTATTGGGTATTTATTTAAAATATATAATAGTAAAATTCGAATAAATTGGATAGTTGCTTTACTTTCAATATGTGTTTTAATTAGTTTGTATAAGGATAATATTAGGATTGATTTTGCGAATGGTTCTATACCTACTCCAGTAAAATTTATATTAGCTACATTTTCAGGTATCTATGTAAATCTTTTTCTAGGTAAAGTATTAATGAAGCAACAATATATAGCAAAGTTTATTGCTTATTTGGGAAAAAATTCATTTCATATAATGGCTTTACACTTTCTTTCATTTAAAGCCATGAATCTTATTGATGTTTTAATTAATCATAAACCATTATATATGGTTGCATCATTTACAGTTTCAAATACAAATTGGTGGGTATTGAACTTATTAGCCGGACTACTAATACCAGTCTTATGTGTTTACTTATATGAGTTAATAAGAACAAAAATAGTATATTTGAATGGAAAGCGAAAGGATTCATATAAAATCATGAGTGCGACTAACTTGTAATAACTTAATAAATAGTTTAAAGGGCTTAGATATAGGCTCTTTTTTATATTCAAAATAATACAAATTGAGGTGAAACATGAGGATAACTAAGGAACTGCCAGCCTGAATAACACGAATAAGGAATATATCACGAGCTACATAAAAATACCTCTTGCTCACAAAACTATCCGGACATATAATAAAAGCAAACATGTGTTCGGAAGGTGATTTTGTTGCAAAAGGTTTATGTAGATGTAGAAGTCAAATATAAAGAAAATGGGTATGTTACTCCAAGAAAAGTTACATGGACAGATGACAGAGAATTCGAGATTGATAAAATTTTTGATGTTAGGAAGGCTGCATCATTAAACGTTGGTGGCCAAGGTTATAGATTCACCTGTCGGATTTGTGGCAAAGAAAAGTATCTATTTTTAGAAGATAGTAAGTGGTTCATGGAAGGGAAAGAAAAATAATAAGGTACAGTTTAGGGATTACTCAGAAATGGGTAGTCCTTTTAGTTTGCAAAAAATATATCTTAGGGGAGGAACAAAATGAAAGATTTTGTAATAAAGTACTGGCTACAAGTATTCTTTGGGCTTGTAATGTGTGGGATGGGTGCTGGATATAAAATATTAAACAAGCGTATCCACAAACAATTGTGTGACCAAAAAGCTCTGAAGGATGGTACGCAGGCACTTCTAAGAAATGAGATTATACGTTCCTATGACACATATACAGAACGCGGTTATATCTCAATCCACGGCCTAGAAAATGTTATAGCAATGTATGAAAGTTACCATTCTTTGGGTGGCAATGGAACTGTTACTAAAATGATGGACGAGTTAAGGGAGTTGCCAATCAAGACTAAGGAGGTGATTAGGAAAGATGCTTAAATCAAAACTTTCTACGCAATATCCTATGGAACAAAATTGGCAAAAGTACATTATATTTGTCTATGATTATCAACAAGGAGTGGATCCTATCTTCTTGATGAGGACAGCTGCTTTTGTTAGAGATGTAGGAAAGGGTAAAAAACTAACTGTATATGGTGCCAGGACGTATGACCAACAAGCCAACTGTTACATAACTTCTGGGGGTAAATTCGTTAATGGTGAATGGGTTGGCGGTGATGGTACGGCATCAAAACCAGGTACATCATTACATGAGTATCGATTGGCCCTGGATGGCCTTGAAGATTGGTTCAAGGTAATTAATCAGCATTCTGCAACAAGCCAGCAAAACATTTTACTTAAGTATGGGATTTTTAAACCTTTAACAAAAGGTAATAAAAAAACAGTTTGTGAAAATTGGCACTTTCAGCCTGTGGAAACAATAGGGATAGAAAAGAGTCAGCTATATAAACTTGCACCGGAGGTGGTAGATGTGATGGAAGTTAAAGAATTCCAAATGATAACTGGACTGCAACCAGATGATAAAAAAGGGCCAATTACAAAGGCAAAAGCAATGGAAATGCTAAAAATATGCCAGGACATTGTTGGTAATAATTTTCAATCTGCTGAGGAAGTTATAAATGCGACTCAAGGGAGTCCGAGGGTATGGCTTGCAATGTTAAAAATCAAGTACTTTGATAGCTTTGTAATGAACATATACAAAAAAATGAGAGGGGAATGAAGAATATGCGAGAATTTTTAGCAAACAATTGGTTAGTGATTTTGATTAGTTTTGTGGGTGTTGGTTACATAGCCTATTTGGTTGTAAACAAGAAATGGACAAGGCTTCGAGAGGATGCTTATAAGTTTATCCGTCTAGCTGAAAAAGCGATCACAGGAACTAAGAAGGGGCAAGAGAGGTTTGATTTAGTTCTAAGTCAGTTATACAATTTGATACCACCTTGGATTGGATTTTTCTTGCCTGAAAATTTAATGAAGCAAATACTGCAGAAGTGGTTTAATACAATTAAAGATAGTCTGGACGATGGTAAAATTAACAATTCCACAGCGTCATCGGATACATCAACAACAAAATAGTGTCTGTTCAGGAAGTCCTTAAGAAGATTGCAAAAAATCCTTAAGGGCTTTTAAATATAAAGGCCTCAACAAAGGGAGTTTGGACAAGGGAACAAGCTTGGCTGGTGATGTTCAAGTTTTTCTATTCATGATATAACGTGTGCCGACAAGTTTAGATGTGGCATTTAGAAGGATATGAGCCGCCTGATAGCGGGTAGGTTAAATAGACATATTTAGTTAAAGTGCTTATTTAAAAGGGTTACAGCAGTTATATAAATATTAAACAATTAATCTATAATTTATTTTAATAATAAGAAACTTTTTTGATGTAAATCATATAATGTAATAAAGATATAAGGCTGGTACTCGATTACCAGCCTTATAAAAAGAGATTAGAAACTAGCGAGTAAATAAAGATAAAAGCATATAGACAAGAGCTTCAAAAGTTAATGCAATTGCGTTAATTAACAAGTTTTTATCCATCATTCTTAGTCCTTTTTATATTTTCTTAATATAAGATATGAAAATAAGACGTGAGATGTGAGTCTTTTTGTCTATAATAAATACCAAAAAGTAGCTCTCAGGGAGAAATCCTTGGGGGCTATTTCCTCAAAATGTTAAAAACTATGTTAATATTTACAATTCAAACATATTTCAAGCACAATTAAAATAGTGTTTTTTATTAATATTTAACCTCATAATACTATATATGGTATAGAATCAACTAAACTATTAAAATTGTATAGAATCAGTTCTATATATAGTGGCTTTACAATATTGTTGTATTTATATAAGATAATGGTAAATAATAACTCATAACACTTTAACCAGCGAATATTAATAATATAAATAAGTCAATACTATTGACAATAATATTAAATGATGGAGGATTGCTGTGGGTAAAGTTGTTATATTTAAAAATATTAAGGGGGGTATTAATATGCCTTCAGTATTTGATGTTGCTAATTTTTTCATTTCGTGGTCTATCAGAAATGGAGATTCTTCAATTACACATTTAAAACTGCAGAAACTTGTTTATTATGCACAAGTATGGAGTTTGGTATGGGATAAAGAGGAGTTATTCTCCAATGAATTTAAAGCATGGGTACATGGTCCTGTATGCGAGGAACTATTCCAAAAGTATAAAGATTATGGAAGTAGCGAAATAACTATTGTTGATGATAGATATAATGAAAATGTTTTTAGCGATTACCAAAGAGCTACATTAGAGCAAGTATGGGAAATGTATGGGGACTATAGCGGAGAGTTCTTGAGGGAAATGACTCATTCAGAACGTCCTTGGAAAAGAGCAAGAAGAAATTGCAGTAATTGGGAGAGAGGAAATGAATTAATTACTAAGGAATCAATAATAAATTTTTACTCACAGTATTATAAATAAATTTTTAGTCCCGGGGGTACAAAAGTGGTCTCTCTAGATATAATCGGAATTGCAACTGGCATTCTTTCAGGAATAATTTTTTCACTATTATTTTTTAGTATGGACGCAGCATGGAAAAGATTTTCAACTTCAGCAGGAAGTGGAATCTTTTTTTATGCAGTAATTGGATTGATAAAGCTTTTTTCAAAAGATATTAATATAAACGACATCCTGAGTTATACTAAATATTTTTTTAGTTTTATGGTATCGACGATAGCTGTGTGTTTTATCATTATGTGGGTTGCTCTTGCTTCTTCAAAAGAAGCATTTAAACTATCTATCCTTGATTTTATTGTTGGGAATAAAAAGGTTTTAGAACAACACTTGTCTATGAGAAAAAAGACGTTAGATATCCTTATGGATTTAGAGAAAATTGAGAGTGAAAATGAGAAATTAAATAGAAGAAGGAGTTCACTTGAACACAGAGAAAAAACAATTGAAAGTTTAAAATCAAGTATCGAGGAAAGAGTAGAGGAAGGAGTTAATTTATTATTACCAATAGGCCATAAAATCCCAGTAGATAGTAGATATTTAGAGCAAATGCCGGATTTTGTTAAGAAAACGGCTGATTTTACAAATCAAATGAAGTTAGCTACTGAAAACTGCATTAAAAAAGCCGATAGAAAGGATTTATCTAAAAAATCGAGTATTTTTTTTGATTTTTTGTCAGAAATGGCTAATATAATGAGTACTACTTTTTTTAATCCACAAGATGTTCGTGTACATTATAGATATTTAGGGAATAACTCTTATAATCACTTGCTGATTTTTTCAAA